TTGCCAATAGCAAACTGCGTGGGGTCCAGTTCGCCCACGCTGCCTTCGCTGACCAAAAACACACTGCGTAGAAGCTGGCCGCCACCAACGCTGTAAATCTGGCTCCAGAGCAGGTTGGTGTTGACGCGGAAACCGCCGTAGCTAACGCCATCAATCGTCTGCCGGTTGGCATACACCAGCGGAATGACACTGCCTAGCTCGACAACGTTTTGGACTGAGTCAAAACCAGCCTTCGGTGTATAACGGGCACCGTTGACAATGTTTTGCCCTTGGACCGTGTTGGTGGTGACTTGAGCTTGCTGGGGAAGCTTGGGTCTGGGAGTTAAAAGTGTGCCCACATAAGTGAGGGCAGCACCAATAACTAAGTTGATCAGGATTATTTCAAAACCCGTCAGATTGACAATCGTCCCGGGTTCAATTCGGCTATAGCGCTGGATGTCACGAACAAATTGGCGATATTCGCTTTCGTTGAGGCCGGTGATCGCCATGATCTCCCGGTCCTGAGGCAACAGGACAATGCGGTCAGCGCCTTTAGGAGAAAGAGTCATTGCAGTGAAATTTCCCCAGTAGTGGGTAGAGCACCAACCAGTTGCTGCGTTAAAGAACGACGTGGAGCGTTCTCGCGGACGGCATCAAGGGGGCTGCCCAATTGTACCGACAGTCGAGAATTGTCATGCTCCAAGCCGGTTACTGCGTAGACCTCTTCGCTGTAGGTCGAGCTTTCAACCAATGTGTCTGGGTTGAGCCAAACCGTACGCAACTTAATCAGCCAGCGATCGGTTACAGCTTGGGTAAAAATTGTTAAGCCCAAGCTATTCAGCGCAAACACAAGGTTGGCGCTGATATTGGCAGCTTCCAAATCCAAAGTGCCGCCGCTAAATCCAAATGCGGCAAACGTGTAGTTCTGCCCGTCGTACGTCCGCGTGTCGCCGTGGAAGAAATTCTGGAAGCGATAGCCGGTGTCGCTTCCGTTCGCATTCAGCAGGCGGATGTAGGTGCCAATCGCAAGCATCAGCGCATACCCAGCGAGGCACGAGTGGAGGGCTTGTTACGCATGTCGGCAAAGACCTGTGCCCGGGCTTGCTTGGCGCTTGTCGCCGCAATCTGGGCCACCTGATCCACCGTTGCGTACTCCACATTATTGATCACCTCAGTCTGGATCAGCATCGAGCCGCCCGCACCAGTCAGCATCGTCTGGCGCTCGCGCTCCATCACACGCTCGCGGGTGTAGCTGCTGCTAACCGCCAGTGCCTGTGCGTTTTCCTCGAAAGCGCCCGAGCTGGAGGTGCCGCCCTTGTTTAGTGCAGCGCGGGTGGCGGCAAAGATGTCGTTGGGAACAATGGCACCCTGGCGACCGGGGACAAATAGCTCGGGGCCGTTCTCTCCAACCAAGCTGGCTTGGCCGACTGGCGGGTAGCCGCCGTTAGCAAATGCCATGCCTGCAGGCATTTGGGAGACCGGAACGTTAGCGGTTGTCGTTCCACTCAGATCCATGCTGCCGCCACCGCCAGCACCGCCAATGACGCCCTTGAGAATGCTCAGGATCAACTGCTGGGCCAGCATCTGGGTGGCCATGTCGATAAACGCCTTGCCGATGTTTAGGAACATCTGCGAGAACGCCTCCTCAACAGTCGTCGTGCCAGTGATGATGCCGGTAATGGCACTGCTCATTGCAGTGCTCAGCTCGTTCTCAATCGTTTGAGCGAGCTGGACAACCTTGCCTTCAGTGTCGTTGAGGGACTTCTCCAAGTCCGTCATGTACTTCTGCAGTGGGCGCTGCTGGGCCTGGCGGCGCTTGGTCTGCTCGGCAACCTGATCGACCTGATCAGGGGTTAGACCTTGACCTTTGGCCCTGCGAATTGCTTCCTCCAGCTCTAGTTGCTCACGCTTTTCGCGGGTAATTGCAGCTTCGTATTCAATCTCGTACGTAAGCGAAGCAAGAATGTCGTCAAATTTCTCTTTGCGGTCTTGCTCAATTCGAGCGATGTCTTGCGCAGTTTCTTGGCGAATGAGGTCTGCCTTGGCTTGCGCTGATTTTGCAATCGCTAGCTGAGCAGCAGAATTTTTCTCTAGCTCCAGCTGTTTCGCGGTTTGTACGCCGAGTTGAGCAAGGGCTTGTTCCCCTTGCAATCGGCGGACCAGAACAGGATCCTTTGCAAGCTCGGCGGCAGAGATCTTGGCGGAGAACTGACTCTGGCGCTCAATTTCAAGCGTGACTGCCCGTTGGTTGATAAGAACCTTGTTGACCCGCTCAGCCTCACGGGCTGCTTGATCGGCAGTGCGACCTCCCTGCCTAGCTTCTTGCGCTGCCTTACGGTCTTGCGCTTGCTTGCGACGCCGATCAAGCTGAGCAAGCTCCACCTGCTCGGCAAGCAAAATACTTTCGGTCTCCTGCTTTTTGTTAATAGCTTCTTGCAGTTTTGCGTAGGTTTTTTGAATAATTAGTTTGCGTTCCAGTTGATATACGTTGTCTTGAGTAATGTCTCCGTTTGTCTGGGCCAAGCCCAGTTGAGCTTGCAAAACGTTTAGATCGGTTTGGTTTGCTTTAAGTACAGTTTCAACGGGGTTAATAATCCCTTCGCGTTCTTTACGCAGTTCGCGCACACGCTCAACAATTTGAGTTTCAATATCAAGCCTGTCAGTGTTATCAATTAACACTCCAGTGCCTGGATTAAATACAGTGCCTTGATTCCTTAATTGTTTGTTGAGGTTTTGTAACTGTGGGTCATCACTAGTTCGTGCAATGTTGAGAGCAGTCTGTGCTTCTACTGCACGTAGTAAAGCTGCAACAGGGCCTTGAAGTAACCCGGCTAAACCGGCGCTGACTTGAGTAATCAGTAGGTTCCACTGATTAGTAAGTTCTTGGGTCTGCTCGCCAAAATCTTGGATTGCTTGAACACCCTCGTAACCAATAACAAAAGTCAGCTCTGCTGTTGCTACACGCAGAGCCTCCGTTGCCTTATCGGCATCCTCAAGATCCTTGATGTATTGACCAAGAGCTGTTCCAGCAAGACCCGTAGAAGTAATTACGGCGTCTAGGTCAGCCGTTAGCGGGTTTAGCGCTTGGCCAAGCGTTGCGATCCTTCCAATAAAGGTGTCGAGCTGCTGGCCCAGAGCGCTAAGAGCAATCTGCGCAGCAAACGCACCCTGCCCTGGGACTAAACCACCAGCAGCACCACCAAGAACAGCACCGGGACCGCCACCAAACAGCAGGGGGAAGCCGGCTCCAAGGGCAACGTTTGCAAGGGAGCTTTGGCCACCTGCTCTACCTCCACCGCCACCTCCTCCTGCACTTGGAGGCAGAGCAGGCCCCTGGACGCCAAAACCTGCATCACGAACGCGATTACGCCCTGCAGCTTGACGCGCCAAGTTTGCACGCGCTGCAGACGATCTAGCTGCCTCGACAGAGCGGATTTGAGCTGTTAGATCAGTTGCAAGATCAGCCGCATCTTGGAAAAATCTGCTCCAGCTGTTTTGAATAGCTAAACGTTGTGCGGCAGAGTTGCTCTTAAGGTCTGCCGCTATGTCGGCAGCGTCCGCAAAAAATGTTCTCCAGTTGTTTTGGATATTTACCCGCTGCGCGGCAGAGTTTTGCTTTAGCTGTGCAGCAGTAGTTGCAGCATCTTCAAAAAATGTTCTCCAGCTGTTTTGAATATTTACCCGTTTAGCTGCGGTTGTTTGCTGCAAATCTGCAGCCACGTCTGCGGCATCTCTAAAGAAACGGCTCCAGTTTTGTTTAATCTGGGCAGACCGCACCATGCCCGGAGGCAGTGCAGGGGTTTGTTGCCCAAAACCGGCGTCACCAGGACGCACACGACGCTGGTTTGCTAGTTGCTGTGCAATAAGGGAATTTTGCCTTGCACGAGCTTGGTTAGCTTCGCCGAGAGCTTGTACATACTCCCGTACAGCTTTAGCTTCGGCTTGAGTACCAGCGCCGACATTCTTAAGGGAAGCAGCAGCTCGATCTAGATTGTTTACATAATTTTGGATGCTTTGGACTAAACCACCGCGTCTACCTACAGCATCATTAAGGCTGTCTACAGCCCGCGCCGTTAAATTGATCGCAGATCGTGCTTGCTCTAGTCGCCGTACGCCTTTGACGCCGATCTCAATATCAGCTCTGTAGGCGCCCACGCTTTCTACCGCACAGTCTTACCTGTAAGTTTACGCACGAAAAAGCCGCCGACTAGCGGCGGCGTTTCGCTTTCTCCATTTCCGCCTTCTGATCCTCGTTCAGAATCTGGAAATAAGCGCTCCAGCCGATTAGCTCTTCGGCTGTCATCTTTGCCCGAATTTCGCCAAGGGTCATGCCTAGCTCCTTGGCAACGCCAAATTGGAGCATTAGCCAGTTGTCCTTGCGAAGCTCGGCGCTCAGGCTTTTGGGTCGATGGGCTCGTCGTCCTCAGTAATGACGGCCAGCATCAACGACTGAAGATCTTTGTCCTTGACTTCGTTCTTCAGCACGTCAATCTCGCCAGCTGAAAACAGCTTGTTGCCGCTTTCGTCCAAAGCCTTTGCAATCAACAGCTGTAGTGCGAATGCATTGGCATCATCCGACTTGGCTTGGCGTTGAGCGCGTTCACGCTCCGCTGCAGTCAACGGAGTGACCCACATCTCAAATTCACTGCCGTCAGTAAGCTGAACGGTTTTCTTAACAGGCTCAAGATTTGCTGCTTTACGCAGACGATCAATGGCACGAACTGGAACAGGCATAAACTTGTTTGTTTATGACAGTAGTGTAGCTGATAAACAATAAAAAACCCCCGACCGAAGCCGGGGGTGTCCCCTCGCCTACAAAGTTTAGGCAGAAGTGCTGAAGTCGAAGCTAGGAGTGCCGGAAGGACGGAAGTTCACGGTCACAGACTGGGCATCGTCGGGGTTGATGTTCAGGCTGGCCGAGGTCAGCACTGCATCGAACTCGATCGAGCGGCTCAGGCTGTCGCTGAGGCTGCCGCCGCTAAACACGCGATCGGTGTACAGCTTGAAGGCAGCACCAGTTTGCTGACGCTGGAGCACGTCTTCCACCATCCGGTTGGACAGGGCTGCGTCCTCGTTGGTCATGTAAACCGTTGCGGTGCCAGTGCCATCGCCGAAGCCGGAGATGTAGCTGCGGAAAGGAACGTACTGGCCAGGAGTCTGACCAATCGTGGTCACGTCGATCTCAGCACGGCTGATCTCGAAGCTCCAGTCACGGACTTGTCCGACAACTGCAAACTCGGCGTAGGCAACCTGGAACTCGTTGGGAGCTGCAGCGGTGCCATCGTCGGTGATGTCCACTGCCGAACCACCTGAGGTTGCAGAAACCTGCAGAGCGCCAGTGCTAGCGGTGTAGCTAATGACGAAGTAGGTGGTGCCAGTCGAAAGGCCGGCAGGCAGGGTGCCAGAACCGGATCCACCGGTTTGGCTGTTGATCACGCTGAACTGGACAGGATCACCAACCTTGAAGTTGAGATAGGTCTCAACCGTGATGGTGTCGGTGGCAATAGCCACGTCTGACTCACCGAATGATCCGGTGGTGCCAGCGGGCTTGTAGTAAAGGGCGCCGGACGTGCCGGACAGAACGGTGGTGGCCATTGGCTTACCAAAGACGACTAGTGGGCGGGCACTGCCCGGCTGATTACAGGTTAGCGCCTGTAATAAACCTTACCTACGACAACACAGTTGCTACATAGGA